GTACGAATGGGGGCTCGAACCTCTTTACAGCCTCACCGGCAAACTCTGACGCGGCGCCTGGTCATGTCCCTTCTGGATCGCCTTTCATTCGGCATCAGCGCCAAACTACCGATGCCCCTGCGGACCGAAGCCTGGTTCTCCGGAACAAACGCAAGGCAGCATCCGATTCATTTCGCAACAAGGTCCAAGGGGATATTGACGCCGAGATCCGCAACGCGACACGCATCGATCGCGCGACCCGGCCGCACAGGAGCGCGGCCCGCCCCCGCACACCCTCACGCAATCAGTACTGCGCCTGATCAGTCGGATTCCTGAACAACTGTTTCATTTCCGCCGACAGCGGATAGTTGAGACTCATCCCCTTGGGCGGAATCGGCTGCATGAACCAGCGATCATAGAGTTTCTCGGCCTCGCCCGACGTCTGCAGCTGCGCGATCACCGTATCGACCACCTGCTTGAACGCCGGATCGTCCTTGCGCAGCATGCACGCGTAGTTCTCGTGGGCGAGCGGCGTACCCGTCACGGCATAAGCACCGGGGTTGCGATCCTTCGCGATCTCGCCGTACAACAGCGGCTCATCCATCACAAAAGCCACCGCCCGCCCGGACGTCACGTTCAGGAAGGCCTCGGCATGATCCTTCGCGCTGATGATCGTCATGTTCATGCCCTTCTCCTCGTTGAGCTTGCGCAGCAGGCGCTCGTCCGAGGTGCCGGCCGTGGTCGCGACCGTCTTGCCCGCCAGATCCGGGAAGTCCTTCACGCCCGAATCCTTGCGCGTGGTGAAACGGATGCCATAGAGAAAGAGTACCCGAATGACAGTAGGCAATTGATTGTTATAGAGAAACGAATGTTTCCCAGCCCATTCATTCGGAACCAAAACCCACCATCAGGCATCAATAAAAACAAATACTTAGCGGAGGGTTTTGGACGCACTCAGCCGCGCTCAATCAAACTTTCTCTCCAGTTGCCAGCGAATCCGAACCGTGGCGCGGCAACGGGTTCCGAAAACCAGAAGTCTGTATAGGATGCGACGTTTGGCACGAGGAACCAGTGCGCCTCACCATTGGCGTCAACTGCCCACCAGCGCGCTTGCCTTGGGGCTTGGCTCCAATCAATCTTCGGCGCTTCCATATGGCCTCCTTCGTGATGAAGGAAGTCTAGGCGCACTTCGGTTGGATTGCGTTGCTCTATGCGCCGGTTCCGGACGGCAAGTTCGACATCGAGGCTGCAATCGCTTCGCATCGCGACTGCACGAGGTCGATGTCATGGTCAGAGAAGTCGCCGGCGCCAGGCCACTGACTGGTCGGGATCACTTCGAAGCCTGACTCCTTCAGCCACACGTGATCCTGCTGCGGCCGGCTCTGCCAGCGCAGATCGATCCACGGCCACGCGGCCCACGAATCGCGGCCGTTGAGCACGCACACCATCCCCGCCAGTTCGCGTGCATATGTCCTGTAGAACTGCACATCGGCGAACTTGGGCGCTTCGAACGAATGGAGCGCGCCGATCTGCGCCGGCGGGAGGAACAGCGGTGTCAGATGCGTACGCGACGCCCCCAGCGAGTGTCCGGCGACGTTAAACACCGCCCCGGTCGGCGCCGTCTTCAGCGCCCATGCCCACATCTCGTTCATGTCCGCCAAGACGCCCTCAGTGACCGAGCCGCCCTTAACCGGCACAGACTTGAGCGAGATGTCACGGAAGACGTCGAGCACATAGCCATCGGATGCCCGCGTACCGGAGATTGACAGGTGCGTAGTGCCGGCCGCGTCGACCGACAACGCAGCCTGAATCGAGTCGGTCGTGTACAGGTCGACCCACGTATCGCCCAGAGACGAAAAAGCCGCCTTGGAATCGGCGGCTTTCGTTTGGTATGCGGCGTTGGCTCGTTTGGCCGCTTGCGAGATCGCTGGCCAGTTGAGAGTCATACAGACCTCCATATGCCACGCTCGAGCCAGCCGTGCCATTCCGGCGGCGTCTCGCCTGACTGCGTAACGAGGATCGAAGGGCTGACCGTGATCGAGCCATCCGGATGCTCGACAACCTGATGAGCGGTCAGGTTCGCGCACTTCCCATCCGGAACGCACGCATACCAGTTGCCCTTGTCGGCATCCCAACGGCCATAATCGCCCGGCTCAAGTTCGTGCGGAGCCTTGCCATACACGCGGCGCCCGTTCATTGCAGCGGCGCGCCCGCGAACGGCGTCGATGCAGCGGCAGGTGCCATCGTCGTCAGGATCTGGTCGATGAGCGCCTGAACCATCGGGCCGAACGTCTGCAAGCCCAGAAGAACGGCCTGTTGCTGCGGCAACGAGGGAACGGCCTGGACGATGGTGATCGCGGCCGGCAGCAGCGTATCGTGGAACGCCTTGAGGTCGGTGACATTCAGTTGTGCGCCGGCCTTGCAGATGGCCTGATTCGCCGGCAGGATCGTCTTCGAGATCGTGGCTTGTTGACCCGCGTTCAGCAGCGGCGATGTGGCGAGGATGGCCAGATCGCCATTGACGATCGTGCAGCCGGTCTGGAACTGCTGTTGGACGGTCGGAAGAGAGTTGCAGGCGACGATCGCGACAGATGCGACGATGCCTGCCGCAAGCAGCATGAGCTTCTTCATGGTGAGAACCTTCGGGAGAGTGCCGCGCTCGCGGCGGAGTTGAAACTGCTCGGTTACTGCTGCGCTACCGGCGCGGTTTTCTTTTCAGCGGCTTGCACAACCAATCTGTTGTAGGCGGCGTGAAGCACGAGCACGATGCCGCCGGCAATCAACGACGATAGATTGCCCGGGGCCGCTCCGTGACAGCCGCCGAGTATCCATTCGACGGTGGGCACGAGCTGCGCTGCAGTGACGGTAAGGGCGCTGGTTGCGACGGGAGATACGCTGTTCATACTTTCTCCTTCTGGACGATCTCGTCCGGGGTGAAGACGAACCCGGCTTTGCGCGGGAACGCCTGGAACACGTAAGTCGGAAATGACCGGTGATGAATGCCGTGTGTGGGCGAGCGATGAAACTTCGCAGACAGCGGCAGCATGTTCTCCATCGCGTCGACGAAGGTTTCGGGCTTCGTCGGATCGAACGCATGCCAGTCAAAGCCACGCAGCTCGACGAGCTTGCAGATGAGCCAGAGGAACGATTCCTCGACCGGGTACAGTTCCTTCGTCGGCTGATCGGTGGTCGGGTCCAGCACGGGAAGCGCTTTGACGTCACCCAGCGCGACCCCGCGCACGACTACCCAATCAATTCCGTCGGAATCCGCCCATTCGCAGAACAGGTGGTGATACTCGGGCGCCGGTTGGCCGCTGATCGAGCAGCGCAGGCCGGCCGCATGCCCCACTTTCTTCGTGCGGCGGAACGTCGCCGATTCAGTACGCGGCGAATGGTCCGGGTAGTATTCGACCTCGACGTCGGTGACGCGCACTGCATGCTCACCGGCGATCTTCGGCAGATTCGCGAGCCCTTCGGCCGTACACCGTTCGCAACGCTGTTCGAGCGCGACATCATGGCTGCATCGAGTCATATCTGGATCCGGAAATGAAAAAGCCCGGCGCTCGGCCGGGCAGGATTGCAGGAATTAACAGGTCAAGCGATGCCGAGAGCCTTCTTCGCGGCGCCATACAGGAACAGACGCTGCGAATAGCCGTTAAGCCCACCGTTGATCACACGAGTGATCTGTTGAAATTGCCCTGCGTCGGCGAGCGCATTCAAGCCATGCGCATCCCACCACCATGCTGCCGACATCGCCGCATTGACCGGATCGGAAAGTAGATCCGGCTGCTGTTCGAACGGCACTCCAAGTGCGACGGAACAGAGCTGATAGTTGCTCCGGAACGTGATCTGAATCAGTCCCCGACCGCGGTACTTCCAACCGTCGCCGCTTGCTTCATCGCCGTTTCCGTACCGGCTCGCATAGACGCGATTTGCGATAGCTGGCGGCCGCCGGGCGTACTGTTGCGCATCGGACTCGCCGAAGTACTTCGGGAACGTCGCAAGCAATCCCTCCGCGCTGTAATTCAGGTTTTCGACAACCGACGACAGACGTGCGCTCTCTACTCCGATTTCGGCAAGAAACGCGGCTGCTCGGAGAGGCGTATTGATCTGATGCGCGTCGCATGCACTCTGCAATGGAGCGAGCCATTTCAGCGCAATGGCCGCTGATGCTCCGCACCCCGCGGAAACGATTGAAGAAGTCAAATTCATGATCACCCCACGAGTAGCTTGACGACCGCAACCGCCCATTCGGGAATCGATTCGTGTCTGACATAGCGGATAACGATTACGCAGGCAGTTACGAACGCAGCAGAAGGGAGCGCCACATGTCGAACAAGGAATCGCCAACCATCGGCAATCCGACATAGCACTCGAACGACACGCGCACCTCCTTCCCACGTATCAACCATCGACTGCGTGTTCGATTGAATTTTCGAGACCGATGCAACGATCGCGTCGATCTTTTGATCCTGTTGATGCAGATGCGCCTTCACCTGCGCATCACTGTCGGCAATGCGCTGATCAAGCTTAGAAAAACGCCGCTCCCCGGCGCGAAGGCGCTCTTCTACGCCGCTACGCGCTGACGCGTTATCTGCCATTCATCCCCCGAAAACAAAAAGCCGCCCGAAGGCGGCTACGAAAAGTTTTTGACGCTCATCCCTGCAAGGAAAACACCATGAAACTCCTTCTCCGCGCGCGTACAGCGTGCACTTACCTCTATTCCTATCTAATAGCGATTACCGCGGCGTGCGCTTTGTCGGCTTGCGGCGGAGGGGACGGCGGGTCCTCTCCGCCGACAACACCCGCTCCCTCTCAACCCATATCAACAAATCCCATTTGGGTGACTGTCACGCTCCGGGGAGACAGCACGCAAGCCGGGCTCGTGCGTCCGAACAACCTCGATGCCGACGCATACTATTCTCAGCAGTCGGCCCCCTGGGCGGATCCGGTGTTTCTGAAGAGCATGCTCCCGTCAGCGGGCATCGTGGTTTCAGATGATGCTCAACCTGGCAGCGCACTCGGGCTCAACGTGAGCGGACAGGATGCCACCCTCGCGACGATCGCAGCCGAGACGGCAGTCGACACGAACATTTTCAGCGTTGAAAATTGGGGAATCAATAACGCTTACTGGATCTCACGCGGCTACGCGGCCGAGGCGCAATTCGAGAGCGATCTGCGTCAGTACGTCACGGTCCAGCGCGCATACGGCAAGACGCCCATCCTCGAAGAGCCGAATCCCATCTGTAACGATGCGGCTCAAAGCGCGGTTCTCGATGACCTGGTCGTCATCATCGACCAGGTGTCGATTGATATGCGCGTGCCACTCGTCAGCCAGTACAAGTACATCAAAGCGCTACCGAACTGGCAATCGATGCTGTCGGACTGCGTTCACCCAAGCGACCAGCTTTACAAGCTCAAGTCACAACGCCAGGCATATGCGATTGCAATGCTCGCGAGCCGATGATTTAAGGTCACGCAATGACAGTTGCTTTGCCGGGGAGCGTTTGCGATGTTCCTGCGAGGACCGACTTGAGGGCATACACGTAATCGCGAACTGCTGCAGCAAAGTCCGAGAAATTGCTTTCAGTGAAAGTGTGCGCTGCACCGGAGACGTCGGGATAGTTGAACGTTGTCGCGCCTCCCGGGAATCCTTTGCCTGCGTTGATGCTCGTCTCGATTGCGATGATGTCCATCTGCGACAGCTGATCGCATGCATACGTCCCATTGAGCGCGGGAGATGAGGTGCTTGAAATTGCAATCCCAGTCCCGAACATCGACTGTGCCGACAATACCAACTCTTGAGCAGCCATCTCTGCGGCAGTGGGCGCAACCGGGGGCACCAAGCTCCCATTGCTAACCGTGTACCCGGAACTTCCGAGGCAAGATTGCCACTCCGCATCCGTGATTTCTATAACCGCAACCCCATTCGGAACCGGACTGTCTTCACTGTCATAGAATGCGATGATCGCACCCGTGGCGCCGAACGCAGCGAATTTTTGCCCCATGATTTCCCCTTAGTTTCCGATCACGATACATCCAACGGTGATGCCCGAGACACCGCTTCCGCTCGAATTAACCGCATTGACCAACGCGGCAGTTTTGGATGGTGTATTTATTGCAAGTGAATTCGCCGCACCGCTTGACGAATAAAAAATCGGAACGGCTGCGAGTACCCCATTCGGGAACGCGATCGGATATGTCAGCGTCGCGCCTCCACCACTAGTCGTTCCCGAGCACCATTGGATGATCACCCCATTGGGGAGCTTGAAATAGCCGTTCGCTGCTTGGACGGATGCGAACTGTCCGAGATTCACCGCATGTGCTGTCAGCGTGGCGGCGGCGACGGAGAAATTCTGCGTTGACAGCCCCGCAAGTGCCGCAAAAAGAGATTGCGCCTGTCCGAACTGCACCGAATGCAGGCTCTGCGTGGCAGTCGCAACTTGTTGCGCGCCACCGGCACATTCCATCAGCACGCAGATCGAGTTGCCGCTATTCACGCCCGCGATCGTCGTACGCATCAAAATGGCGGTTCCACCAACGGCCATTTCTGTGCCTTGCAATGGCTGCAGCCCCAAGCCATAGATCGGGATCGCGGTGAGGCCGTCGGGCGCGTATGTCGACGCCCCCGTATTCGCATGTGCGATCTTGACCGCCTGAACGACGCCATCGACCCACGTGCCAGCGACAAGCGGCACCGCATTCGTCGCCGTGTATGCATTCGCTACGCCGGTATCGGTCAGCACGACGGTATTCTGACCAATGCGGCGGATTGCGGACATCACTTGGGTGTACGTCGTTTTGCTCAACGTCAAACCTGCCCCTGTCACGACATTGGTCAACTCAAGCATAACCATGTTCATGAAGTCGGCGTCGAGGATCGTCGCGGCGACGCCCGTACTGGGGTTGCCATTCGTAAAGTACCCGGGCGTGCCAGCCGAGGCCGGCGTCGGCAGCGTGCTCGACGCGGTGGCTATATCAGTTTGGAACATGCCTATCCTTTAGTGGTATGCGAAATTCAGATACGTGTGCGCAGGCTTGATTGCTGTCAACTCACACTGCAAAACTGCATTGCCCCAGCTTGCGAGAGCTTGGCCGACATAGGACTGTCCTGTCTGGAAATAAGCGATCGTGTTCAACGCTGAGTTGATCTGCCACGTGAATGCCCAGTCTTGCGTACCTAGCGGACAGCCCATGCATTGCTGTCCGATTCGAAACGGAGTGAATTCCGTCACCGTCACCGTATAGCCGAGCGTTTTTGCATACGCGATGAAGTATGGAATCGACTGTCCGCCGCTATTTGTCAGCCGAGCAACTACTTGCTGCTGTCTGCCTTGCAACGTAGGAGACGCGCCCGCACACGGATCCGGCAGCCCCAGCGTCGCCTCCCATTCCGGGAGTAGTTCAACAGCCGTCGCTGGGAAAGCATCAACTAACAGGTTGTTATTGGCCTGCGTATGCCTCGCCCACATCGGCGCAAGTCCATTGATCACCTGCGCCATCACTGCAGTCGGATCGCGCGGCCACACTAGACCGCGGGGCATCAGATTGTGAATCGCCGCTGCGAAGTCGGATGCTTGATAGTTCGGCGCAGTCATTTATGGAAGCCATGTGATCGTGCCGAGCACAGGAAGCTGCCCTGTGGTTCCGACGATGTTTGTAGTAGGCGACACGAGAACGAAACCAGTCGTCCCAGCGATAGCCGCGATGGCCGATTCGATATACGACAGATAGATCGTCCCGTTCTGCCCGGCCGTCGAGCTGATCGGCGATCCGTACATCACGAACACCCCGGCGATCGCGGACTGAATCGACACCTTCGTCGCTGCGCTGAAGTTGGCCGAACCGCTGATCGTAAAGTTCACGATCTGCTGATTCGGAGCACACACATAGACGAGCGCCGTCGCCGGCCGCAATGGATAGATGTAGTTCGCGATCGTGAGCTGATCGCCGGTTGCTGCAGCCCCTCGCGTCTCTGCCGTCGCAACGCCATTCGTGCCGACAGGAAAGCCGCCGTTGGCAGCTTCCGCATAGTCGAGCATCGCATAGACAACGACAGTGCCAGCCCCGAATCCATTCGGGTTGCTCCAGGCGCGCGTAACGCCGCTGACTTGCTTTGCCCATGTGATGTAATCGTTCACCGCCCCGCCCTGCGGCGAATTCTGATAGGCAAACAACATCCGCGACCGCAAGCTATCATCGGTCTCAATGTCGGCACCGCCAGTGAATGCCGCGGTCACGGTACCGGACGACGAGATGCCGGCGATTGAGGTCGACAGCGTCATCACCGTGCCAACTGCGCAATTGCCGAACGAACCGGTTAGACCGGTGGGATCGGCGTTCGCTTCAGCATTCACTGTCACTGAATTGCTGGACACCGTGCCGAGCGACGTTGTCGTGTACTGCACCCCGTCACCGCGCGTCACAAGCGTGCCGATCGGGATCTGGAAGCCATTCGTTCCGGGGAACGCGATCTGACCGGGAGTGGCCGCGCCGGCCTGCGTCGCAGGATCGCGGTAGATGTTCTTCAGCGCTGCCCAGGCTTCGAGATACTCATCAGAGGCGGTGAACGGATTCGACTGCAGTGCAATCCAGTCGGTGTACCCATACTGCGAATTTGCGAGCCCAGATAGCGCGCGTCCGAGGACATTGAGACTCGAAAAGCGCAGCAGAGGGTCCGAGCCAGCCGGGCTCACCTGCAGATCCGCAGCTACCTGCGCACGGATCTGCGTGAGTGTCGGTCGTGCATAAGGCATATCAGTTGATCCCCGCCCAGGCCCATGCGTACTGGCCTTTTGAAAGTAACGTCCCGGTCGGCGACCAGGCCACGATCACCGCTCCGAGCATTCCAGTGCTCACCCACTGCGTCGTGATGTCAAAGCGAGCAACCACTCCGTCATCGATCATCCACTGAAGCGATTCGGCGAGGTAGTCGTATGCGAGCTGCTGCGTCTTAGCCGTCTGCTTCGCACGTCTGAGTAGCCACATCCGCGAACCGATTCGCACATCGTCGTCGGCCCACCATCCGCGGGGATCCCCGGTTCCGTCCGGAATAACGTCACCGGGGTTCGCCATACGATCGCTGAAGATGCTGATTAGGATGGCGGTCTCGATGTCGTTGCCGGTTGCCAGCACCGGGCCGTTCATCGTCCAGTCTCCGCGACTGTTCGCCGAGTCCCACGAAATTGAGACGTCTGCCATTGTGCTCGGGCGTAAAAAAGCCCGCGCGCGGCGGGCTGTGTTGTTTGCTCGGTAAAATCTAGTTCGCCATCACATTCGAGGTACCAGGCGCCGCAGGAACGTAGTGGTTATGGCTGTTCACAGCGCCATTCGGCAGATTGACGTCTGGCGCGGTGATCGGCGCAGTAAATGTCGCCGTTCCGCGGGCTCCGCTCGCGCCGCTTTGCCCGATGTTCCCGTTGATCTGCACGTTACCGTTTAACACGATGCTCGGTGCGTTGATCGTCAACGTTCCGCTAGCGTTGCAGGTCACATTCGAAGCATCGTTGATGACGACGTTTTGCCCTTTTGCTTCCACGACGATGCCGCCTGACGCCGTCAGATAGATGCTCTTACCGTCCTGCGAATACAGCATTGTTTCGCCGGATTGAAGCCCGGTGGGCCGCGACGGCTGATGGTTCGTTCCCAGCACCGCACCGGCGGACCGATCGCCAGCGACGTGTACCGCAATGACGTCAGAATCAACCGGTGGGTTCGACGTAAAGCCGAATTCAGGAACGCGATAACGATTGTCCGGCGTCTCGATGCCGTTCATCAGAACTTGCATCTTCTGCACGGACCCAGAATCATCCACAAACTTCACGCGGCCACGGCCAATGATTGCCCGAACCCTCATCCTCAGGTCTTCGAGATTCACGAATTGACCCCTCTCACGGTGGTGTAGTCCGGCGCGACCGGGTACAACGTGACCGGCTCCGGATAGAACGCCTGCGGCGGCATGATCACAAGATCAGTGCGCGTGCCCTGCTCGTCACGCACATACGTCACATCGGCGATCAGCCAGATCCTGGGCGTCAATTTCAAGCCTGGAAGATCGATGTCGACGAGCGTGTTTGGCTCGTATAGCGCGCCGGACGCGTCCCTCCAACTATCGGTCGACAATCGGACCTGCATCGAACGGCCCATGCGCGCAGCAAGCTCCCAATTCGCTCGCTGTTGCGCGACCGTCGACCCACCGGCGACGTTCTCCGAGACGATCGCGCGATAGCGCAGCCGCGGCACACCAGGGTCGCTGACGTGCGCAATCAGGTTGCCGCCATTGCCCGTGTCCTGAAGCGTGTCGAGCCCCTGATATACCGCGTCATAGTCAGAGAAGCGGCCATCCATGCTATATATCGCACCAGCCGATGCCACATTGACGCCCTCTCTGAAACCACTCGCCGCCTTCCTTGTACCGATGCCGCCCGGTCCTGCGCCTCCGTTCGCCAGCAGCAAGCTGCCATCCGGTTGGTCGTACAGCAACAAGGCACGGTATCGAGCCAGACGCTCAAGCACGCCGTAGATGGGCTCGCCGATCATGATGTTCAACTGGGGAATCGGATCACCGACAAGAGTGCCATCAGCAACACTTACATCAATTCCGTATATCGCGCAGAGTTGCTTCGCTATTTGATCGATCTTGAGGTTGAGAAGCTGCCCTCCCGTCCAGCGCGCGGAGCAATCGACCAGATCCTGGCACTTACTACGGCCAGCGATCCTGATCGTATGCTCTCGATCGTTATAGCTCGGCAGGTAGCGGTCAACGAAGCCAGTGAGCACGACGTCGGCGCCGAGAATCACCTGCACCAGATCGCCGGGTTGAACAATGACCTGTGAGACGCCGGGATATGGCTCCGTGAAAGCGATCTCGAAGTCAGACGGACACCGTTCGATACCGCGCGCGACGCGCACGGAAGTCCATCCGGTGATGTCCCTTCCGTTGGACGCGTAATATGTGGGCTCGCCAACCGATGGATTTGGATCGCGCGTGCACGTGGAGACCCGCAGGGTAATTTCGTCCATAACAAATGGAGACCAGCAATGTTTTTAAAAAGTATGCTTGGCGCGCTCGCGCTCAGCGTTGTGCCCATCTCATCGCAGGCTGAAGTAACCCACTCACGCATAAAGGCTGAGATCGCCGTTGTGTGTCCCACGCCAGGCATGGTCGCGTATCTGGAAAGCCCCTTTTCTCCAACTCGATTCTCTCCATCGTGGAAAGCTGAAGCCGGCCGGGCGCACTGCCGATCCTTGAAGAGCGATAGACCGCTCATCGTCACTAAACTCGGCTCAACATCTTTCCGTGATCACGAATATTCCGTCGCGGAGGTCGTGCCGACAGGAGTCATCTTTTCAACCGATGGATTTGCTGGTCCGTACTACATCATTTCGACGCAACTGAGAGCAATTCCAAATTCAGAGGAAATTCGCGAAAACGTCAAATCACTTCTCCCAACAAGCGTCAACTATTCGGTTGACGGAATTGACGGCCCTTCTGCGCCAGCACTCGCGCCCCACTAATCCTAACTAGAGAGCGCGGAGAAGGTCGGAGGGCAAAACGCCGGATGGCGAGGGTTGATCTGCTGCACAAGTTGCTGCTCTCGCGTCGGGTCACGGTAAATGCGATTTGCCAGCACCAGGGACGGGAGCGACGCATTGAACGAGAACGTCGCGATCGCGGCGAGATCTGCCCCGCGGGCCTGGAGGTCCGCGGCGACAGCCTGACGCAATGCTCGCAGTGCCATATACGAATCATCGTCGCCCGCATCACCGGCAATATCGGATTCGGCATCGATCAACTTCACCGCGGCGCCAAGAACCGAATTCGCATCCTCTTGAGACGACGGCTGATAGGTTGTCAGCGTCGTCGCAAGCTGTGCGAGTGCGCACCGGCGAAGCAGCGCTGACATAGCCGTCTGCATAGTGCCCATCGCCGCGCCGACCTGCCCAGTCGGCACGACAGATGACGGCGAATATTGCGCCAGCATGCTCACCAGCCGCACCCCATCGGCCGGAGCTGTCGCGGCAGCCGCCACGGCGGCGACGTAGGCCTGCGCCGCTGCGCCGAGAGTGGCAGAATCCGATGGATTTTGTGCAGCAGCCTGGAGTGCCGCTCCAGCCGCGAGAACCGACGTGCGCGCCGCAGAAGAAGCCGAAAGCAGGTCAGATGCGGTTGTGTTTGCCGGTGCCTGCTGATTGCTGCCCGAAATCCCGCTATTGCCGCCGCCGAACAAGCGCCCGAAATTCCCCGCAAGCGTCGATACGGCTCCGATGATTCGCTTTACGTCGTTGATCGCCGTGACGCCGATCTGATACCAGCCAACGACCGTCGAAACCGCCTCCTGCACCACCGCCGCGCCATTCGCGATCGCGGCAGCCGTGCTTCTTACGAAATCCGCAAGTGCCTGGATGCCCGTCAGACTGGCCGCCGACGTGCTTGCGTCTGCCGTCGACGTACTGGTTGTTGGGAAAAGCCGGCTGCCGGACACGATGAGCGTCATGCGGATCTCGAAGGCACGACCCAAGTCCCGACGCTCAATCGTTTCCACGCTCAGACAGCAGACGTTCTCCACCGTGCCGAGCGTAGGGTGTACGAGCGTTTGGCCGCCCGCCGTCTCGCAGATGGAGAGCAGCGTTTTCCGCTGCGAAATAACGTCACCGCCCCCCGTGATCAGATCCCCCTCGACCAGGAAGCCGAGCACCTCGAATTGACGCGGGCGCTTTCCAAGGTCCTCGACCCACACATCGTCACGGAAGGGATACGAGTGGATTGACGTCTTTCGCCCCGCGGCGGTACGGATGGACTCGACACCGAACCGCAGCTTACCGTAGCTGGCTTTATCGAGACGCCCAAACCAATCGCCCGTGATAAGAGTGGCAGCATCCCCGATCGCGGACGCGAGACCGCCGATGCTTCCCGCGACTTGAACTGCGTCCGTGATGGTGCTCACTCGATCTCCTATATCCCGTCAAGGCGGTAGTTCACTTTCGTCGGCAGATAGCTGCCATCTTGTGTTTTCGCTTCCGGCCGCACACCGGCGGGGACGTTGTCGAACGTGATATGCAGCTTTGCCGCCTGCTGCTGCAACTGAGCGACTCGCTCAGTATGTGCGGCGTCAACCGGCGATGCGCCATCAGGCGCGGTCAAGTTTGGACGCACACCGGCCTCCTGCATGCCGGAAACGGCGTCCGCCCTTAGACGCACGCCGGCCTCCCGCATGCCGGAAATGGTGGCCGCCCCCATCTGTAGGGGCGTATAAGGCTGGCGCCCATTCTCTGCTCGAATCATCCCCGTCATGAGAGCTGATACGATCCGAGGATCATCTAGATCCGGCACCGCTGTCGCCTGCAGCCCCGTCGACGCAGACATGATCTTCGTGTAATTCGCGATCTGCTGAGGCGTGTTTCCGGTGCGCGAACCACCAGTCCATTTGTCCTGAATCTGCGCGATCGTAAGGCCCCGATAGCCGCGTTCAAGGTTGGCAACCGCAGCTGCAATACCCTCTTCGGGGGTCGCATATGTGCGCTCCACACCTTTTTGGAGAACATTGAGCGGGTTATTGCTCCGGATGCCGAGCGGCTGGGCATCCTCGTGGCCCATCCACTTATTGACCAGGCTACCAACTTTCCCCCATCCGCCCACCGGAGGCTGTTCGACATTCGGTGTCACGGCAGCGCCGGCCATTGCCTCCGCGACTTGCTGATCGTGGTTCGGCCCAGCCGGAATTGCTGCGTCTAAAGCGCTTTGTCGCGAGTATTCCGAGATCAGGCCGCCCGCGATCGCTGCGACGAATGGGTTAGAGGCGAAGGCTGCAATCCTGCCCAGATTAAGCGCCAGGGCGGCCAGGCCGGCGATCGGTGAAGCGAATGTGATGGCGCCAATCGCGAGCAATACTCCCTTTACTCCTCCTAGGTTGTCCCACAGATCACTCGCTTTTTTCGAGAGGGCGTCCCAGTCAATTTTCGAGACCCATGTGACGAACTTCTGCACTGCTTCAGCTAGTTTGTCAGCAATCGCCGCGCGGTTTTGATCCAACCACCGAGAAAGGCCCTTTACGACCGGATCAAGCACTGGGATCAACGACGAGCCGATAGCATTGCCCAGTCCTTCCGCTGAGCCGCGTAGATCGGCAATATCCTCATTGAATGCCTTCGCCTTTGCGATTTCGGCATCCGTTGGCACAAGCCCCTGGCGAATCGCGCGCGCCTTGTCGGCCTCCCATGTCCCCTGCTGGATCATCGGCAGCATACCGCCCATGCCGAACGTATTCGCCGCTTCGCGCTGCGCCTGCACTGAGCGCTGCCCCTGAATGGCTTTCATCAGGCGCATCTGGGTTGAGTAATAATCGACCGTGCCGTCTTTGTTCCGCGCGATCTGTACGCCCATCTTCTGCAGGAGCAGCATCGCGTGGGGATCAGCACCATTCGCCGCAGCGCGAATCGCCATCTGCGATCCACTCATCCCCGAGTCCAACTCTTCGGCCGAGACGCCGGCTCGCCGCGCGGCGACGTGCCACGCGGCGAGATCCTGAGCGTTCATGCCGAGCAGTTTCGACGTCTTGTTCAGCGTGAATCCGAACGCGCCGAAACGCACGGCAAGCGCCGACAATCCAGCAAGCGACGCCGCACCACCGATCGCCGTCAGACCGGGAATGACCTCGACAATCTTGTCGACGACCTTGCCCGCAGAATCGGCTGCGTTGCGAAAGCCCTTCTCCAGCTTTCCCAGACTGCCCGTCCCGAGATCGCCGAGCTTCCCAAGGCGCTTCTGCGCCTTGTCGATCGGCTCGGTGACTTTGCCTAGCGCGGCCTTGATCTTGTTGACGGTTGCGGTCGCGGCATCGTCAGCACGGATGCGAATGACGAATTCCTGACTCACACTCAGTCCTTTTTCAACATGCGCGCCGCGTGGTACGCGTAATTGCGCACCTCACTCCACGTCATTTTCTTGGTTTCGCTGGGCTGCCAGCGCCAGAAGCGCTCGGTCAGGCGGACGATGTGCTCCCACTCCCCGGGGAGCCCTCCACGTTTCCCTCCGGATCATCCTCGTCCGGCGGACTGATGAACTCGGTGAGGTACGTTTGAGCCTTGTAGTAGTCGCGAACACCGATCTTCGCAAGCACCGCCAGCGGGACCCCCGAAACGGCGGATACGAGCGACTTCATGGCTTCGAGGGCACCGTCTTTGGTCGCCTTCTTGAGGAAAGCGCTGAGCTGTTCGACGTTCGGCTCGTGAAGATTGATCTCCGTATAGACGGTGTCGTCGCCACCGCCGCCGAGCGTGATCGACTTCGATAGCTCGATCGTCAGCGTATCGGGTACGGGCGCGTGCCGCGGCTTTTTCTTTTCGTCTTCCATATCAGCTCACCGAGACGGTTTGTTCCGAGACCTGCGGACCTTCGAACTTGACGTCGAATTTCGCATCTTCGGTGTCCACTTCTTGCGCGTCCGTCGTGCCCATATTCCGACCGGTAACGATCTTGCCGTTCGCGAGCGAACCGACGACGGTCGCATTGCGCATCGCATTGAATGCGGCTACCGTGAGATCGCCAGCGTCACGGATGGACATCGAAATCCAACCCGTAACCGGCGTCTCTTTCCAGCCATGGAAACCATCTTGCCCGATCATGGCTTCGCGCTTGACGCTCGACGGCGAATATTTGAGACTGCCTTCGAGCTGATACGTCACGCCATCAACGGTGATCTGCGCAACGCCTGCAATCAGATTGCTGGCCATATCGGCCCTCCTGAAAACGAAAAAGCCGCCCGAAGGCGGCTTCATTGCTACCGGGTAGATGCTTTACTGCAGCCGGAACTGGACCAGGGTCGCGAATGTCCGCATCTGATTCACCGGCGTGCCGGGCCAGAGAATGTCCAAGCGGTTCGGATTGACCGTGTTCTTCTGAACGACCAGGGCCGCTGCAAATTCAGCCGCGTTCTGCGTGAAGCCCGCGTCGGTACGCTCCTGATAGAGTGCGATGATGTCCGCCTTGATCGTGTTCGGCGTCACAAGATTCGAACCCGCAGCCGGCTTCGAGCCGTTGCCTGCGAGCTTGCAGCGAGCATATTTCGACGTAAGCATTCCCTGCAACGTGCGAATCTCCAGCATTAGCTGGAACATCGTCTCAACCTCAAGATAGCTGCTGTCGGCAACCCCCTGCGCGTTCGTCTGATAGGTCGTGACGATGTTCTCGGTCTGAACAGTCCCGTCTTGCGTCACAGTAAAAGTCGACAGGCCGTCATAGAGCAAAGTCTCACGCTGGCTCGGTACGAATTGCGACGCCACGGGCGGAGGCAGCACACCTTGGAGTGGCAGATACTGAAGAGGCACGCCGGGATCCGCCCGCACGCTGACCGCAGCTTGTCCACAAAGTGCCGAAGCCCAAAGCCAGCTCGGCGTCGGGCTGCCGTTGAACGGCAGAATCGTCTCATGCTGGTTGTTCCGCGCGAGACCGAGCGTCGTGGACGCCGCGAACGTGCCAGCGAAAGCCCCAAACGAATGACCGTACAACTGTTGCTGCCAGCTCCAACGCCCCGTCTGATCGTTCAGGAATTGCATGACGGCGTTGAGAGATGTCGAATCCGTATACGGATTTGCGATGAAATCGAAGGTCATGTTGCCGAGGTTGCCCAAGGCCGTCGTGAGCGTCGGATTCGTCGCGCCCCCCGCCATCGGAGTGATGGTGTACGTCAGCCCAGTAGGCGTGACTTCGCCATTCACTGTCCCGTAGTAATTGAATCGGATGTCGATTTCGTTTCCGCAGAGCCCTTTGTTATCCGCTGTCAGCGTGACAGTGCTCGTTGATACCGACGCCGTCACAGGCATCGCTGCGATCGCGTTGATCGCAGCGGACACGGCCGTAGCGATCGAGGTAGTCGCTTGAGCAGCAGTGACAGGCACCGTCACGACTATGCCCGCGATGTATAGCGAAATCGTTCCGTTGGCCGTCGGCGATGCCGTGAACGCGATCGATCCAGTTGCCGCCGTGGCACCCGCTGCGTCCGCAAGCGGCAAATACCAGACTTCGCCGAAGCTGTCGTTCAGGCGATAGACGCTCACCATGTTCGCAAGCTGCGAACTTGCGCCACCCTGCGTGGCCGCATCTCCGATCCCTCCCGAGATGATCGGGGTATTCGGCGTCGCGATGCCGCTTGACGTGATCTGACCGATGATCAGCGCGCGCTGATTCGCCTGGGCGGTATTCGCCTGCGAATTGTCGAGTTCGAAGAAGGCGCCGGGCAGCCGCAAGTTCGCGGGGATGACTTTAAACGGAACTGTGCTCATGCCTTGTCACCTCCCTTTACGGCAGCCGTCGCCACCAAAGCCTTTGCGGCATCAACGCGCACAACATCGCCGTCATTGAGAATCTTGTTCCAGAGGATGTGGTCGTCGGGCACATCGATGCCATCTTCCGGCAGCAATTGCTTCGTCTCCGGGTCCCGTACAAACAGGCCCGGTGCAGGTTTGACGCGCATTCGGCGCTCCTACGATGTTGAGTTAGGGAAAAGTGATCGAGAAGAACGGCTCGACTGTCCCAGCCGGCTGAACAACGGTGCCTGTGATGGTTTCCAACGGAGTGCCGGGGATCGGATAGAAGTCGTCGGGCCCTTGCGCGAACTGGATTTCGATCCGCATCTGCAACTCAGCCATCGGCATTTCGCCTTCTGAATTCGTCGTGATTTCCGACTCGACGGATTCGAATTGCTCGATGATTTGGCCGCCGCTCGAATCGGCCCATAGCGACGTGTTGTTAATCAATGCCACTTCGATCTGTGCTTTCAATTGCTCTGCCGCCGCGAGCGCTTGAGCAGATCCAGCATCGCCCACCAGCGCCACCGAGCGCGTGCGGGCAATGATCTCGACCGTCGTCGTCACCGAGAACAGCGGCGCATTCTTGCCGAGAGATTGCTTGCGTTCCCGCGGAGTACGCACCAGGATGCACGGGAAGGTAGGCGGTGACGTCGGCCAGTCGAACGGCGAGGTCACAGAGGTCCCCGCGCTCGTCGAACCCATCAGGCCACTGATCACCAGCCCACGAATATCGGCCGATGTCGTCATGTCGCGCTCGATTTTGTAAGCATCAGCTTGGCGCCGCCCCTGCTGTCAACTCGAACCTCACGCACGATGTAGGTCGAACCAGTACGAACGATCTGCAAAGAGTCGTTTTGCGCCGGCGGAATTGCAAACTGGGATAATTGAACGCCAAGTACCGCAGACACGGTCGTAACGCCCGATGTCGCATCCTCGAACATCACTTCCTTGAGATATGCATCATCGAATACGCCGGAGATCGGCAGTGACCCGCCGGCGAGCGGCATGTATGTCACCGGCTCGCCGAATATGCCTTGAAGTGGGCCGATAACAAGGCTATCCCAGTCAATCGACACTCACGACTCCATGCGGCCAGACTGCAGGACTTCCGGACGGGTGCAGATATGGAGCGGGTAGCTCGAGACTTCCATCTTCCACCACTCGTTGCGGTCGCGATCCATGATCGGGACCACGTACACCGGCTTGCCCGGCGTATTGACCCACTGGAACGATTCACCCGGGGCGAGTGCACGGCGGAAGATGCCCGGCGCGCCGACTGGGAAGAATTTCACCTTGTCGTTCGGGATCTTGATCGTCGTGTTGTCGTCCGAACCGCGGTAGTTCAGCCATCGAATGCCCGCGAATTCGAACGCGGTGAACGCGCCGCCAGAATTTCCCCCACGGATCTCGCGCGCATCGCTCCAGTTGATGAACGTGCGGATGACGTCCGGGTGGTTGACAAACTCGTCATAGAACGTGTCGCCGCAGAGTGCCCAGACCTGCGTGCTCGGCGTGAACGAGCCCTGCGCTGCGCGCGCCATCGAACGGACAATACCGTTGCAGAGCGGTCGCAGCGAGTTCGGGGTGCCTGCGGCGAGGTTAAAGCCGACCTCGGTCGCCTGCGTGATGCCGAATTCCTGGAACCAGTTGTATTTGATGGTGCCATCGAAGTCGGTGAACAGCCCCTGAACCGCAGCGAGACGCTGGAATTCCCAGGTGTACTCGATATTCTTCAGGAGACCCGTCGGACCCGCGAGGCGACGTGCGACTTCGTCCTGCACCTGCATGAGTTCCGACTCCGTACCGAACGCACGAATGTTCTGCAGTTCGTTCGCGTAGACGGTGTCAGCGTGACGCAGACGCGGAATTTCGAAGTACCGCGCCTGACGCTTCTCGGTCGTACGCTGCGTGCCTTCTTCGCCGCGCTCGCTCAGCGGAATGACGACGAGCTTGCCCTGGCGTTGCTCGACCACGAGCGCCGTCGTGCGGATGGGATCATCGTCGAAGATGTTGAGCTCGCCGAGCGCTTGCGGCTGGTACGGATACTTGTCGACCGCGGCCGTCAGCGTGATGGTCGAGAACGGATCCTGATTGAAAATATCAAGCGATGCCATTGAACGGCTCCTTCAGAAACGAAAAAGCCGCCCGAAGGCGGCCCTGATGTCGTGGATGGGGTGGATTAGCGACCGATGATTCCTTGCGCCTGCAGAAGCACGAGAGCAGCGGCCTGATTGGCTGCCGTCATCGACGGATCCCACACGAGCTCGGAGATGTTCACTTCGACCTGACGCGTCACGATTGCCCCGTAGGTATCGTTCAGCGATGCATCGGTCACGCCGAAGCAGATACCGGCGGCATTTTGCGAGCCATCGACCGCAGTCGAAGTGCATGCCACCCACTTGCCCGTGCCGGCCGCGACGGTGATCACGAAGCTGTCAGCAGGCACGAATGCCGTGCCGCCCGCAGTGATCGTGAAGTTCAGGCCACCGCCCGAGAAGGCAGTACCCGTGACTCCATGACCGATCTCGGCGCCGGTCGGATCCGACACGACGAACTGCGTCGCGGAATCAAATTCGACCGTGTAGTTGCCGAGCTTCGGTGCATAGCCCGTCGTCGTAACTGCGCTGCACGTGCCGTTGCCGGTGTTCGTGCCGCCCGCGACCGCAGCCGCCGTCGGTTTGCCGACCACCGCCGTCGTGGTGATCGCGAACGAGTCGCCTGCAATGAATGCCGTGCCGCCCGCAGTGATCGTGAAGCCGATGCCGAGAGCGGAGAACGCGACGCCGGTCGTGCCGTTTGCGGTCGCGCCGCTCGGCGCCGTGACAGTGAACGCAGTCGCCGACGTGAAGACCAGCGAATAGACGCCGATCTGGGTCGGCACCGTGACCGGCGCGATCGCACCGAACGTTCCGTTTCCGGTATTCGTGCCCAGCGCAGCAGCCACAGCGGTAGCGCCCGTCGTTTGCAGGCCCATCACTGTGCCCGGAAGATACTTCACCGCACCGGTGAAGAGGCCTCGGTCGATGTGACGGTGGCCGCGCGGTTGCGACACCAAGAACCCACCGGGATGCCAAACTTCATACAGTGGTGCGCGAGAAACGTAGCTCATGATCTATGATCCTTGATGTGGATGGGAGAGTTACCCGCGCTGGTTATCGCGTCTTCGCGAACGCACGGTCCCAGCCGGCCGAGGCCTTCTGGCCGCTGACCTTCGAGAATGCGCGGTCCCAGCTCGCGGCCGCAGCGGCAGCAGGGTTACGGTTTGCTTCGCCACCAGCACCGAGGTTGGGATTTCGAGCCTGACGGCCCGAGTTGGAATTCGAAGCAGCCGGCGTGCTGCTCAGCACTGCGATTGCTTCACGACGACCCATGCGCGTATTGAACGCGAGGTTCGCGGCTAGCACGACGTTACGACCGGCAGCCTTGCAGCCCATGATCGCAGCGCATCGTGCCTGCTCACGGCGACGCGCACGAGCAACTGCGCTCTTGCCGCGCATCTCCTCATCCTCATCGTCATCGTCTTCTTCGGCCTTGGCACGCTTGCCCGACTTTTGACCATCGTCGCCTTGGTCGTCTTCGTCGTCTTCGTCCTCGTCTTCGGCATAGTCCTTCGTTTCGTCGCCGTCCTCGGCCTTGGCGCGCTTGCCCGACTTTTGGCCGTCGTCACCTTGATCGTCTTCGTCGTCCTCGTCTTCGCCTTCCGCGCGAGCCTTCGACTTGGCTTTGCCCTTCTTGGCGGCGCCATCATCACGGTTGCGATCGGTGTTGTCTTCCTCGTCGTCGCTATCGCCTTCGGCGCGCGCGTCCTTCTTGTCTTCCTCATCTTCAGCTTTCGAAGCACGGGACGACAGGCCGGCGAGATGGGCGAACGACAGCCCGCGCGCCGCAAGGGAACGAATGTTCATAGATACTCCATGGGGTTGGGGAATGTCAGCCCAGCTCAGCGAGCAGGGATTCGAACGCTTCATCGGGCGCCATCACGGCATCGGCGAAGCCTATTTCGACGCCGGCTGCGCCGAGGAATGTCGTTGCCTGAGTCTTCCTGACGACATTCACAGACAGATTTCGATTGCGCGCGACCGTCTTGACGAACAGTTCACCCATCTCGTCGACGTCGGCCTGGAATTTCGAGAGCGCCTCTTTCGAAAGGGGGTTGAACTGATTTCCGTCGGCCTTGCGGTCGCCATACTTGATGATCGTGACCGCCATCCCGGCGTTGGCGATGGCCTTACTCTGGTCGATATGCATACAAATCACGCCCACCGATCCTGTTCCGCCGGTGCGCGGCACGGTTATCTGCTCACATGCACTAGCGAGCGCATATGCCGCGCTATATGCACATTCGCTGAGAATGGCTAGCGTCGGCTTGATGGCGCGCGATTCATAGATCAAGTCAGCGAGATCGAAGCACCCCGCGACTTCACCGCCCGGCGAATCTATCGACAGCACGACTGCTTTGACCGCCTTATCATCGAGTGCCGCGAGAAAGTTGTGACGGATCGCGTTGTATCCGAGCATGCCCGAATATGGGCGCAGGTAGCTGCTCTTTTGGACCAGCGTCCCCGATACATCGATAACAGCGACGCCGCGGTCCATGTCATATGGCGTTTCCTGCACAACAGCCGACGGCCCATCATCCCAGTCGTCATACGCCATCGGCTTGATGACGACCGGATCGGATCCAGCGAAAGAAACCTCGCCGATACCGAACCGTCCCGCTAAAACCTTGGCGATCACCTGGCCTTTTGCTGGATGAATAGCTAGCGGAGTATCGAACACGCGTGCCGCTGCGAATGGATAGCTTTTCATTGAGCCTGTAGTTCTTCGTCCGGTTTGGGATCCAGAAAGACTTAGATCTTGGTATCGCACTTCATGAGGTTTCAGAGGAGTAAAAGCCTTTCACCTGGGCTGAGGGGTTTCTTCCGGCTTTCCCGCCTCTGCAACAGCAACGTCTCCAGCCCAATCAGGCAGCGCGAGACCCGCCTTCCGGAACGCAGCAACCTCGATCTTCCGTTGAGCGATGACCTCTTCCCAATCGAGCCCTTGTTCGCTGCACTCCTTCTTAAGCGTCGACAGTCCGCCATCCATGCGCATAACGCTGCCGGCGGCCTCCTTCGTTGGATCAATCCAACCCCGTGCAACGCCGAGCCATTCGGACCGCGAATACGCCGTACGGGCTTCGACGTAGTCCGGCGTCATGCCACCGAATGGCAAAACGTCGTCGAGGTCGCCCCGCTCCATCGCCTCCTCTAGCCAGGAGGAATAGACTGGCGTGGCCGTACCGGTCTTGAATTCACTGCTGCGGCGCGTAAGCGTCTTCCAGCTCTCGAGTAGCGCAGCACGCGCACTCGAGTAGTTCGTCTTGCTCCAGTCCTGCGTAATCTGTTCTGCAGACACGCCGAGCTGCGCCGCCATCGAGCGCAACATCTCATGTGCAAAGTCTTCGAAGCCAGTATGCGGATGCGCCGCGTTGACTTGCTTGATCTCTTCGCCAGGCGCCAGCGTTGGCACTCGGACGCCGTTGAGCATGGCCGGCCGATCCTTCGCCCAGTCGGCTCGCATCTCCTGGTAATAGCCCATCTCCTGCTCACCGCCCGACGTATCCATCGCGGCTTCGATCATTGCCGGATCGTATGGGCTTGTGACATACGTGCCGAAGATCGTCGCGACGGTGGCCGCCTGCAGCTCGACGCCGTAGTAGCGCGCGAGCATCTTCGCGTGCGCAAGCACGGGTGTGAACACGCCGATGCCGCGGTTCTGGCCCGCGCGATCGCGCTCGAAATCGTGAATCACGCGGCGCCAGCCGTCTTCATCCTCGCGCTCTACGCGCTCCCACTCCATCGATTCGACAGCGTTATACCAGTCGTTCTGATGGGCCTTGCGGATGTGGTATGCGATCGGCACGCCGTCGTCATCGATCTCGACGCCGCCGCGCAGATACTTCGTATCGACCATCTGATACGGGTTCGACAATCGATCAGGATCGACCACGAGAAACGCGGTCGCATATTGCGCCGCACCACGGCCAACACGCCCAGGAAGCCAGTGAGCGACGAGCAAATCCTCGCCGTCGATCAGCTTGTGCCGGAGAGCGAGGCGCAGTTGCTGGGACACGGTCAACTGACGCGAGACGTCGTTGTACCGACCCATGTCTTCCGAGTAGCCGCGCCATAGCGCCTCGACGGCCTTCCGGAATTCATCGGCCCACACCGCATCGAAGCGCTTGTTGAAGCGCCTCAAATACTGCCAGTCCGGATTTGCCGAAAGGCGCAGATGCGCGCCGACGGTGTTGTCGAGAATGCGCGTGATCGCGCCACTCGCCCATCCATCATTTCGCGCGAGGTCGCGTGAACGCGACACCATCCGGTCGCGCGAGAAATTGATCTCCGAATCCGGCGAGCGAATCCATGGAAACCAACTGCCCATCTCCTGCGTCTGGACGCTTGCAGCCTCGTATGGAAAGAGGCTCGAGTACGGAGGTTGGGTAATCCCAGGGCCGCCCCACCCAGAATCTGCGCGCGCACGCCCTCCGGCCGGCAGGTCCGAGAACGGCTTGCCGGTGGAATCGACGATCAGTGACATCAGAAAATAGCTCTGCGTGCGCGTGGATAGTGAGTGATGATCCCGAGTGCCTTTTGCAGCATTAGAATGCCGCGCTGGATCTGCATGATGTCGGTCGTTTGATATGTAACCGATTTCGTTCCGTCACCCTGGTTATATGTGGCCGTCACAACCTTCTGTCCCGCGGACAAGTCGAAGAGAGCCGCTTGTAGAGCGGCCAACCTCGACTGCATGTCCGCAGTACTCATTCCGTCCGTGATAGCCATTGCTTTCCTATGCGAGGCGGTTCGTCAACTTCTTTCTGACGGGTTTGGCTTCTGACGTCGGTACAATCGGTGCGGGCATCACGTCGTTATGCGCTGCTCGCGCAGGCACATATGACTGCTGCGAGGCGTCATATCCAACCGGATTGGCGGCGATGTCCGCCCTCTTGTTCAGCTTGAGCCCCAGGTGAGTCAGTCCACATAGGGCGGCATATGCATAAACGCGGCAGTCCAACGCCTCATTTGCGCGCCCTGGCGGCAATTCCCACACCCGATACTTCTGGCCGCCCGAAACCTTCACGGCGGATCGCTCCGACGTCAGCTGCTCGAAGTAGCCGATGTCACGATCGCTCGGGAAATGCATGTAGCCAGGTCCCGTGTCGGTGACGTGAAGCCGGTTGCGAATGGTGTCTTTCGCCGTGTTGACGCCGATGATCACCGGTCGGAACGACGCTTTTGTGCGTCGCGACGGTTTCTTCACCGGCCACACCGGGTTGCGCTTCCCTCTGACAGCCGAATCGCCCTTGATCGCCCATATCTTCCGACCTAGGCGCGCCTTCGAAAAGTCGTACACCTTCTGCGTGTGGTGGCCGCCCGAATCGATGCAAACTGCCATTGCCTCAAACGGCCGACCATCCGAACGGCGCCAGACCTGGTCGAGGAACGCGTCGAGCCGCTCCCACGGCTCCGGCGTTTCCATATCGCCTTCGATGACCTCGTAGTCGATCGACCAGCTTTCCTCGTTGCGCCCCCAGCCGACGACCTCCAGCTCGAAGCGATAATCCTGCACGTCGACGCCGACAGTAACGACGGCGACGCCATCGGGAACCTGCGCCGCCCACTTCTCGCCGCGCGCAACGAGCGCCTCGAGGCTCAGCACCTTTCCGGAGTTCGGCCGATAAGGCAGGCCGGCCTGCGTGTTCCACCAGGTCTGCTTCTTCTCTTCATCGCTGCCCGCGTCAAGCCACTTCTTAGCGATGTCGGACGGCTTGTCCTTCTGCCATGGGCTGTAAAGCTTGCTCGCCTGGAAGCCGGCATGCTCGTTGTCGACCTTCCATTCGCCGCACTCCGGGCACTTGGCGCGATATACCGCGTGACGGTCACTCTTCCACCAGTCCCAGACGGCGCCTATCGCGGCCTCGGTCGTCGCCTCGCGCGAGTCTTCCGGACCTCGCCAAGCGCGCTCATAGTCGTCAAGCGGAGAATGTCTAGCGCCGCAGCATTCGAATGGGCGCGTCTGATGCCAGCGCGAGGTCTGCAATGCGCGCAGTCGATCACCTTCGGACCAGATCTCTCCGCACGATTCGCACGAGATACGCGCGGTTTTAGGGAAGTGCTCGACAACGTTTCCGCTGTCATCGCGACGCTTATCCCAGTCGACGTGCTTGAAGAAATCCGGGAACATGCGATGCCCGCAGTGCGGGCACGCGATTGACGCACGACGTTGATCCGAATCCTTGTAGCTGCCCTCGATCCGACTTTCATCTTCAACCGTTGGCGAGCATGCACGAATCGACAGCCAGTTGGTGTCGAACGAAGCCGTCCGCTCCTCGGCCAGCCCGATCGGTTCACCTTCGCGCGTCACGGGATATTTATCGACCTCGTCCGCAAGAATGACGCGCACTGGACGACGTGCAAGGTTGTCAGGGCTACCAGCCCCCGCAAGCGCCAGAAAGCCGCCCGGGAACGCTTTGAATAATAGTGTCTCATCGGCGTTGCGCGTCTTGCTCGTGCCGACAAGCTCACGCAACACCGGCGTGACGCGGACCATCGGACTGATCCGCTCTTTGCTAAATTGCTCGGCCGCGGCTTCCTTCGGCTGAAGGAGCAACATCGGGCACGGGTCGAGATGGGCGAAGTAGCCGAATGTGTTCTCAAGGAACGCGGTCTTCATCATCTGGGTGCTCACCATCATCGTGATGACGTGCACACCCGATTCCGTCACAGCCATCATAGGGCCGCGCGCGATCTCAACCGTGGAGGTCGACCAGTTCCCGGAAATGCGGCCCGCCTCAGGGGCAAGCTTCCGAAATTGATCAGCCCAGTCCGGTACACTGATCCGAGGAGGTGGCGTCCATGCCTTCCGGATCGCCGCACGTAGCCAGTCAACCTTCTCGCTCCGAGAAGTTGGCTTCTGGCTCGCCAAGTTGGGCGATCTGTTTGTAGACATGCGCGGTCAAGACCTCAGTTACACGATCGGCCTCCAGACCGAGCTCAGCAGCCAGGATCGGCCCGACCCTTGACGGCCAATTGAGCCACGCATCGCGCTGAGCCCGGAACTCCTCGAAGAGAATGGCTGTTGCGGTATCCAGCTCAACGAGCGACCCGGACTTGCGCTCATATTCGAGCTGAGCCATCAGCCCGAGATAGTTTTCTTTCAGGCACCGCGCCTGATCGAAATTCAACAACTCGACGCCGCTCGACAGAATTTGATTTGCTATCTCGCCAGCGCTTTCGCCGGCTTCAAGCGTTACCCCTTTCGCGGCCTGGGTAACAGACTGCCTCTTGTTACCCTTGCCGGTTTTTGCTGCTGGCTGGGTAACATCAGGAAGGCCGTCGCGGCGGTATCTCTTTAGATTCGCATTCGACGCCTTGACGTCGATCGCATCGCCCGCAAACACAAGCCAGCCGCGCTCCTTCCACTTCGTCACAGTCTTTCGACTGACGCCGTGGAGTGCCGCGAACTCGCTTTGATTCATCCCGTGATCTGTTACCTGTTACCCAAATTTGGAATCTCAGCGCTGGGCGAAATTCGCGCGTCTTCGCTCCCGCCCTGTTGCAATTTCGAGGGAAGGACCCGCAGCAAAAGTGCACCAAAGAGGTGCCTAAACTCATCGCTTCCCGGCAATCGCGAATGCCAGTTCATGCCGCAGGATCTGCGGAAACTTCTCTCGTATCTTCGCCGTGATCGCCTTCTCAACTACATCATTCGCAAGCGACTGCGGGATAGATGGGCCGTAGAGTTCTTTTATCGGTAGGCCGGTTCGCACCATCTTGCCATTTCGCTTGACCGTCTTGTGCCCAGTCCCTACGCGCTGGAAAACGCCACGATGACCATTTCGCATTGTCGCGATAAAGGCATGCCGCAGGACTTGCCTGCCCGCTTTAACTTGCACCGAGACACCACCCTTATTCTGGCGCGCGCCGTAATTGATCAGCGCAATCGGTAACCCTGTCGCCTTAAGCATCACCACTAATCGCACAGGCCGCGCTTTATCGATGACGAAGCGACCCTTGATTGCGCTTGCCTTGATGTTGTATCCGGCAGAACGTACCGCTTTCGGCGCGGCCGCCCGCGCCTGAATCGCCGTCTTGTTGAGCGCGCGCACTAGCGCCTTTTGCTGTTCGCCGACGTAACGTTGCAGCCCCGCCGAAATTCCCTTGACATCCGCATTGACGCTGAGCTTCAACATTTCAAGCGCGCAACGGCTTCAACCACACGGCCGGAAGAGCACTTTCATCCCGTGGCGCGGCATAGAGTGGAACGTCGCGCATGAAGCGCGACGGCATGCCCGCCGGAAAGGCAGTCAAAGAGACCAGCGCAATCGCGTCGCGCGGCACGAGAGCCGGGTCGTTCGTAGCTTCTGTAATGAGAGCTGCGACGATCGCGCGGCCGTTCTGCCAGATCGCCGCGCGAACGAGCACGCATTCCCCGATCAGCGCAGCTGCGTCGATCTTCTTGATCGGTCGTGCCATTCTCGCTCCCAAAAAGCAAAAGCCCGATGATCGAGTGATCACCGGGCTTTCCCAGGACGTACCTGTCCGTGAGGAGAACTATACGCAGAACTTTTCGGGTTTACAACCCCTCTGTCGAAATATTTTCGACCTCTTCTAATCGTTTTTCGGCGGTGGCGGGAAGAATGTCCAGTTCCGCTCCACCAGGTCGAGCAGGTCGCGAAACGTGGCATCGCGCCAACCCTCGACCCAAGGCCACGTATCCGGGTGACCTTGGGTCGGTCGGCGTTGCCATTCCGACACTTCAAGAATCACCTTCCCGAACCACCCAAGACGATAGCGAGTGTTTCCTGTCAACTGGGTCATGCAACCTCCCCGACCTTTATAAGATGCCTCGAAATCAACATCGGCAGAAGGGACTCCTTCGCCGCCTGGTATGTCGTATGCTGATCGCCAGCCCGGCAACTGCTCCATACGTTGCGACCGCATACCTTGTTTCGCATGCTCACCGAGATCGCTGCGCGCTGCTCGATCGGGAGCAAATCAATACAAAGCTGCACCTGCTCGGACTGCCGGCTGTCCGCCCATTGATATACGATCTCCTCGTCGTCATCTGCGCCCGCAGGTGTCACGTATTCACGACATGTTCGACTCTCGTGTGAACGATGCCGCTCGACCTCCGCGAGAGACTGGCGGATTTGCCAGTCGTACCAGGTCAACAAGAGTTCTTCGATTTGTTTGCTCTGACCGTCCGTCATGATCTTCCTGTCCTGGTAAATAGAATTCAGCGCAATCCTGCCGCAGCGCGGTACTTTGAGTAGGGGCCTCGGATGTACTTCTCGAATCTGGCCTTTGCGGCGCTGTCGTGATCGAGCAGCGCCCGGCTCTCAATGCAGCAGCGCGCGCGTATGAATTCGGCTGCGTCGCGGGTGTTGTTTGCCGGCTGTCCGATCGAGCACATCCATTCCAGGAATGCCGACTCGTTCGCCCATAGCCCGGAAAGCCTAGCGAGCGGGCCACCCTTCGGATGGGGTGCCGTCGCTGTCACATGACCACCGTGAAGTTGATTCCGTGGTGCGTAAGCCAGTCGCTCAGCGAGGAGCGAAGGACCTGGTTGTGCGGCCATGGAAATTCGATTAGAGCACCGCGCTCAGTCTGGGAAAACTCGCCACTGAAGGGACATTCGTCGAATGCGATAAGGTCGGCGCCTGTCACGGCGTCGTAATGCCGGAGAGCCGAATCGACAAGCCTTTCGGGTACGTCGACATAGAGTATGTATGCATGTGCACTCATTCTTGACCTCTCACATCCCATTCGAGATCCCCGCTAGCAAGGAATGGGGTCAGCGATTTCAAGTTGTGGTTGATTACGACCTCTACCGGATATGTGCCGTCTTGGTTCCACGCGCCCTCGCGCGCGTACTCCCTGTATTGCTCCGGCAAGATCGCGTCGGCGTAGATCCAATCCGGGCGCGAATGTGTATTGCGGCCGCGCCATGACCTGACTGGGCCACGCAATCGAACAACTCTGCACTCGAACGTCTCGTAATTCTCGCGGTAGAAGCGGCCGCTGAACGTTCCCGGTAATGTGATTCGAACCATCAGTCGCACACCACCTCCGTCATTCCCAATTTTCTAGCCCGGACGGGCTCCCATTCCTCGAATGCTCGATCCCAAACGTCGAATTTGATCTGTCGCGGCGTGCCCACCTGGTTCTGATCGATCCATGCGTGACACGGGTTGCATCCAGGAACCGTAAATTCGTTTTTCGCTTTCAGGCCGCCCGCTTTCCCATGACGCGACTGGTTGGAATGACACGGCACTACCGTGTCGTCGACTGGATTGAGCCGACAGAGGCCAGGCACGCGCAGATAGCATGGCTCGCCCCTGCAAGCCGCTAGATATTTCGCGCCCTCAGCAACTGTTGGCTTCTTAATCCGGCTCTTGAGCGTCTTTCGCCGCTCGATCGTCGCCCGATCTGCGATGGAGAAAGGTGAGGATTTGCGGGACCATGAGCCCCGGGCCATTGGTGCCTTCCTCGGACCGAACCCCGATCGTTTCATGCTGCAGCTTCCCCAAATAAAGCCTGAGCGGCGATGTCTCGCATGGCTTTGCGCCCGGCCCGACGCTGAGCATTCGCGCGACGGCGAGTCAATAGTCGGGCATATTCGTCGGGGCGATTTTTTTTGAGGTCTTCCATCCTGTCGCGCCACTTCTGGCCCGGCGAACGTGCAGTTGGTCGGGGAGCATCCCTCCGGCTCCCGATGGCAAACAAGCGCGCGGGATAGCCGCTCACGCCAAATCGCTCCCAGCGCTCGATATAGATCGAACCGTTTGCATGCAGCACGTTGAGGTGCTTCATCACCACGCGGCGCGATAGGCCTGTTTTTGCTGCGATTTCCGTAGAATCCATGGCTGCCCCAGCCAATACCCTCAGAATCGCGGACATACTGGGTCGACCGACGAATGAATTTCGATTTGGACGGGTGCCGAGCCCACGCGCATATCCATACGAAAGCACCGACTCGACGCTCCGCCCATTAAAGAGGTGCACATACAATTTCATTGGGCCAGGAGCCGTCCAAACGCGCTCAAGATCCACATCCTCGCTCTCGGTCCACTTATGCCAAGGGCGCTTATTCATTTGACCTCCGTGATCTGTAGCCCACGAGCAGCCATCAGATGCCTCTTGATTCGGTAGCCTGCGGTAACAACTCCCTTCACGTCCTCGATCACCGTCTGACCAGCGCGCTCATAGACAAAGTCGGCGATGTAACGAAGCGGCGGCTTCCTGCGCCCATCGATCATGACCGGATCGGCGAGGACAAATACAACTTGACGCTCCAAATCCGAAATGTCGCCCGCCGCTTCGAGACGGCTCAGCTCGATCCAGCGATCACGCTCTCGGAGGCTGTCGAACTTGATTCCCTCGTGCTCGCATCGAGTGTTTCGATATTTCGGCGGCTTCTTCGCCGCGATGGCCGGTACTTGAGGTTGCTGGATCACTGGCTTTGCCGTGAATGGGTCGAGCGGATCCACGTCATCCAGGGCGCTAGCTTGCGGCGGATTGCCCGTCGCCTTATAGATCGCGCGCTGCGCAGCAGTCATCGCCGGGATCAACTCATCACGCACACGTGCAGTTCCGACAGTCTTCGTACCGGAGTCGATGCGCATCGGCCAAGGCGTCCGCTTCGTCATGCCGGCGCCGCTTCCGTGACCAGGTCACGCGGAATGTCGTTGAAGTATGCGAAAAGCGCTGCGTAACGTTCCGGGCTCTCGCGATTGACCGTGCTGAGCATGTCTTCCATCCACTCACCTGGGCCAGCCGCCCTAAACACGCGCGCCTTGAATTGCTCGAATACCTGATTGGGCCTCTCCTCGACGCCAAGCTGCTTGCCGCGCTCACGAATCCCAGGCGCCGTCTTCCACCAATCGAACGGCACGGCCTGCGTGCCCCCCGAGTCTTGCGATTCGGGCTTGAGCGGGAACAATCCCGTCCATCCGCGCAGCACCGATGCCTCGATCACAGCGGCCGGATCATGCCCCTTCTCGCGCAATCTCGTCAGGCAATTGATCGATGCCTTGGCAGCGCCCGCGGTCCATGGCGCAAGCTTGTCGCCAGCCTTCGCTTCGCGGTGCTCACACCAATCGAGCCATGCGTCCTCAGGCAGCCAGGAGGGTCGAGTCGTTGCACGCAGTTCGCCAAGCAACGCAACTCGCGGCGGCCGCCGCGCGGGTTGATGGTTCAATGACGGTTCTTCTGACGGTTCTTTACGGTTAGACGGCACATGGTGCGGGGGTGTGGTGCACGCCGTGCGGGGGTCCCCCGCATCTCCTGCGGGGGTGTGGTGCACGCCGTGCGGGGGTGCATCTCCTGCGGGGGTGCATTTGGTGCTGGGGTGAATATGCTGCGGGGGTGAATATGCTGCGGGGGTGATTGTGTAGCTGGTGTGGCGGCCATTGCTGCGATTTGCAGTTACGATCCTCGCGTCTTCCAGCCATTTCACTGCATTCTGAACAGCCCGTTCGGATGCGCAGACACGCTTCGCGATCGTCGGGATCGACGGCCAGCAAACGCCCTGGTCATTAGCGTTGTCGGCGAGCGAAATCAGCACTGCCTTCTGCGCGATGGACATTCCATCGAGCGGCCAGCACTGCGACATGATCATCGTGCTCATTGCGCCTCGATGATTGTCAATTGCCGCGGATCAACCTCGGGCGCTGTATCGTCCTCATCCAACCCAAGCACCCACCGGAGCGCTGCCGCGCGCTCGCCCGTGCAGATCGCCAACTCACGCTTGATTTCAGCCTTCGTCTTGGACTTGAACCCATCGCCGGCAAGCGCCGCCCTTTGAGCCCTGGACTTCGCGTGACCGGTTTTCCCTTCCGCAGCCGCGCGCAACTCAGCCACCTTCAAACGCTGCAGGGCTGGTTCGAGCTTGGACAGGCGCAACGCGTGTGTCACGGTGATCTCGTCGCGCTCCAGCGCGTCACGCACGTCTGCGCAGCACTCCAGCAAGCGGAATTGTCCGTCGATCGACGACGGTTCCATGCCGAACGACAGCGCGATCTCCTCGTTCGTTCTGCCCTGCGAACGCATCACCGCCATTTTCTCCGCGCGGTTCATCGGCGAATCGGCCCGGCGAATTTCGTTCGTGCTGACCATCACACTCGTCAGCGCTGCGATGCCGTCGCGCCGCGGGATCGCCGGAACGCGACGCACATCCTTCCCAGCTTCACGCAGGCGCCGATTTGCCTCACGTGCATTGATGACGCGGCGCCGACCGTCAACTACGATCGTCTGGCCCGTCTCCACGTCCTTCGTCACCGTGATCGACTGATGAACACCTTCGACCATGATGTTGAGCACCATCGGTTCTTCGAACGGCACGAGTGCACGACGATCGAACAACGCATGATTCGGGTCCGTGACGATGACCAAATCATCGGGATCGAAGAACAGCGCGGCACACTTCCCCGTCGCGCGATAGGCTTCTACTGAATCCTTCGCCATACATTTCTCCTATGCGGCCGCGAGTTGCGGCACGAGATTTTCTTGTCCGCACGCCCGGTGCTGAGCAACAAGCGCGTCATGCTGCTCTTGCGTCATGTCGCGGTCCCAAAAATCAGGATCGCCAGGCAGTCGATCGCTCCCATCTGCGCGATGCTGGCAGTAGAAGCAACCCATGCGATGAGGGAACCAATAACCCGGGCAGTCGCATCGCGTTGCGCCGGTGTCGCGGCGCATCATGTGTTTGTCGATGCGCCAGTTCTTTGAGCCACACGCGCATGCCGGATACGCCGCTTGCTCGAGCACGTCAGGCTTATCGACGAGCACTCGACGGCGGCCACAGTTGCGACAGCGGCAGTGATAGCGCGCCATATCAGGCGACCGGAAGACCCAACAGCTCCTGGGATTTGCCCGTCGCGGCGCAATCGCGGCGCCCACGCTTCACCAGGCGCCCGGCATCGAGCAGTTCACGTGCGCGACCGCACACGCTCGAAAGTTTGAGGTTCGTGCGCGCTGAGATGTCCTCGCGCGTCAACAGCAGATCGCGCGATCCGAAGCAATCCATCACCATCTGTTGCGTCGCGCAAAGCTGGCGCACCGGGATCGAGTGAAATGAATCCTGCTGCGTCTCCGCGACGCGATGGCCGCTCCGCGGACTGTAGAAATCGGACATGCGGTATCTCCTCGCGGCATAACCGCTTAGGACTACGAAATCAAGACATAAACACTTTCAGCGAAAATGCTTGTGACGTGACTCCTACCGCCTACTTCACCAACGGCCGCCGCACTCCCCGAGCCCCTCGCGCGCGCAACGGCAGTTCACACCCACCTTGCTCATCGTCGACAACCCGTCCAGGTACTCACGCGAAACGACGCGAAGCTCAAGAGCAGCGATCGCCGCGTCGATCTTGTTGATGGGAATACCCAACTGCCCTGACTGGAACCGGCTGACCTGCGAGTCGTCCCAGCCGAGTGCCTCGGCTATCGGGCCACGCGTGCGCGGGTCACTCAACCCCTCACGAAACGCCCGCTCAATGCTGGGCCTTCGAACCACTTCAATCGTGCTCATTCAATCCCCATACGAATCAAAAATGCCTGAGTGCTATTGCAGATCAAGCTGCGTAATCTGAAGTCACCTACCAACCTGGATGCGAACCACCACCATGAGAAAATCGAAGCCTCTGACCTCTTCAACCATCACACAACGGGGTTCGCATGACCGAACAACCTACACGCGATGCAACAATGCTTACCGTCATGGCGCTAATACGAGCGCTTCACGACCATGGAATCCTGCCGGCTCAAGCTACGGCCGACGTGCTGGACCGACGCGCAATAAACGCATCGCTGCGCGGACAAAACGGTGCCGACGAACAACTTGTCCAACAACTTGCGGTCGCTCTTCAGCAATGGGCGGATCTTGCAGAGAGCCAACATCCCTTTGCGCCCAGAGATCCGGGCACGCCAACTCGCTCGTAAGCGTAGTGAGCCCAGATCGTGAAGCCCTGATGGGAACCGTCATCAGCGAGCCCCCTTGCCGGCGAGTTCCGGGCCGATCTTTGGGGCGAAGGCCTCAGCTTTCGTCACAGAATCAATGGTTCTCACACCAAGCTTTTCAGTTCCACTCACGGAAGAAACCCTCATGAAAACTTCTGAATCGAAACTAAAAATCAACGAAGATGGAACGCTGTCAATTCCGAGCGGAACCTTTTCGGCGAATGAGGTTGATGAGTTGCTTCGTCAGCTCGCGCAAGCGCGTCACGAAATGAACCCGCCTATTCCAGCGACTTGCCCCGAAGTTCCTTGGACTGCAGCAGGCGGCGTGAGAATCGGCCTTGGTGAACAACTGACGCCAGATGGATTTGTAACGCTTGCCCTTCGCCACCCCGGATTCGGCTGGCTTGCCTACGAAATCGCCCCTCGTGACGCACGTACGATTGCAACCGAAATCACCTCGCTGATCAGAAATGTTTCGTTTCTCGATCCCAACCGAGGGAATGGCGCCGTCAACTAACATGACCACCTTGACCGAGCGATATACGAGGTTGTCTGGCGCCCCGCTTCCCGGAAGCGCAACGATGCCTCCGGGAAGTGATTTCCGCACAAAGTTGCCGGTGTCATTCATGCCTCATCCCTCTGTTGAGCAAGCTCCGCCAGGTCCAGCGCTCGACGGCCGCAATCAAACGCCTCATGCTCCCTCCATTCGATCTGCCGTTCCGGTCGGCGGTTGGACGTCGTCGGATGCCTCAATTGCGCCCCCATGCTTCGTCAAGCGCTCGCGCAACTCGATGAGTTTTCGGCCAGGCTCATATAAGAACCCCCGTTGGTTCCCCTTCACGACGTGGCTGATTGCCGACTGCGTCACCCCAATCTGGCGAGCGATGTCGGCTTGGCTAAGTCCCGTGGCGAGGCAGTCGGCGATGATGGTTTTCCAGTCCATTGCTGAATATTAGCAGGCTAATGGATCAAGTCAATAGCTATCTCATTGAGAAAACTAATAATCTTCGCAGCTATGAGCATCGGAACCCGAATCCGTGAGGTCCGCACGGAACTCAAACTGTCGCAGCCCGCGCTCGCGGCAAGGGCTGGCATATCTCAAGGTACTATCAGCCAGTTAGAGAACAATCCCTTACAATCGTCCAAGTACTTACCTGCTATTGCACGAGCCCTCGGCGTTTCCGTCGATTGGCTAGGCACCGGCATTGGCGAACGCGGCCGCATAAAAAACCCCGCCGTCTTGCCTGGTGAGACAGGCGACTTCATTGCAATCCGCAAGGTGAATTTTAGAATTAGCGCTGGGGTCTCGGGGTTCGCTATCGAGTTTCTGGACGACGGCGACGGCGCGCCACTCTTTTTCCAGTCTCGATGGTTCAGCCAAAGGGGTTTCGATCCCGACTTGCTTTATGCTGCGAAAGTTGCGGGAGACAGCATGGAGCCAACCCTTAAAGATGGTGACGTGATTGTGGTCAATACGGGGGATGTCGAACCAAGAGACGGCGAAGCGTTTGCCGTGAACTACGAGGGAGAGTTCGTCGTAAAGCGCCTCATCCGCGACAGCGGTGAGTGGTGGCTTTCGTCGGACAACATAGATTCTCGCCGCTTCCCGAGGAAGCGGTGCCATGAAAACACATTCATCCTTGGACGCATTGTCCACGCACAAACTGAGCGCATATAAACGGGGAAGAACATGACAAAGCAGCTGCGGAACACGATTTTCCGCGTGGGCGTCTTGGGCGCTCTCGCCTCGACATGCCTTCTTGCTATGCCGCCCGCATCGGCCGAGTGCCACGTAGCCGCTTCCACCATCATCCTCTGCCAAGACGCCAAGAGCGCTGCGTATGCATATAAGGCATTCGGGCTCAATACGGCAAAGATGAATGAGTCATATAACAAGCAGATTCTTCACGAATCGGGATGTTCCCTTATGACTGACCCAAAGCGGGGCTTCACGTTCAAGCGGCGGCGGGCTGGTGAAATCGCGACGCCAGATGGCTGGGTTGGCGTCATGTTTCTTGATTTTGCACATGACGGCACTAGCGATGCGAGGTATGTAGCGTCTCGATACATCTCTGGATCGTGCCCCGACTTCAAGAAGTCCGACATCCCGACCTTCACCCCCGAAGTTCCGAAATCTCTCATACCATAGGTTCTTCACCTCCTCGGATCGCCTCGCTATCACCCGATGAGACATATGTTCAGATCGAACTGAACGTATATGACAAGAGTGGCGCGCAAATCGGAAGTGATATAGTAAATATCAACAACCTAGAGGCGCACGGGCATTGGAAGTTCAAGTCACCGTTGTTGCAGCAGGACGTTGACACAGTCAAAGTCAAGAACGTGACTGCGTTCTAACGTCGCCGGAAATGAAAAACCCCGCGACGGCTGCCCTGGACGTCTAGGCTTGGGCCGGTTGCGCAAGCGACGAGAAGATGTTCGCGAGGTCGAGATAGTTGAGTTTCCCCTCGGCGACGTCGACCATGATTTCTTCGAGGGCTTGGGTGCGGGCGATCCCATATCCCTCGATGAAGAGATAAGCGAGCGCGCAAACGAGGGCAGTTCGCTTGTTCGCGTCCGAGAAAGCATGCCCACGGGCGATCGCTTCCGCATACATGCCAGCGATTTCGAACACGTCGCCAAGGCCTTCGTAATAGATTCTCAATACGACCAAGGGCGCCCTCTAAGGCGCCCCTGTTCGTGTGGCCGGTCAGGCCTGGCTCGCGAGAAAGGATGTAGTCGTGTACCAATACGACCATATCCGCTTCTAGGTTCATCGATTGGCGAGAGCCTGGATGACCGAGTGGTGTTGTTCGTACACGGTCTTAGCGGCGTTGAGGATCGCTTTCCGGCCGGCCGGCGACTGAGTGGTCACCTTCACGGTCGGTTGTTGGACGGACTGGCGCGCCCGAACCTCCACTCCGTGGATGGTCCCGGTCTTACCCTTGATGCTCATATGGACTCTCCAAGAGGCGCAACGGGATTGTTGCATTGCGAAACTGTGTCGGCGAATTGTACCCGCGAATTTCTGCACGTGCAGGCGAGGCACCGAAATTTCAGAGCCTGCGAGTCAATTATCGGCATCACAGGCGCGATTTCAAGGGGGTAACGGCACCTATGTCGAAATTGCTGTGACAAATTCACGCTGCGAATTTCACGCTGCAGAGCGTATGCCTATCGCCGTCACCGGTGTGCCGCCGCTCAAACCGGAGCAAGCGACCTCAGACCCTAACACCGGTCAGAGGCCAATCATTCGTTAGACAAATTAAGCAGCCGCATAACCTGTTGCTCAGGTACTTCATTCTTGGCAAACTACTGTACGCGCATACAGTGTTTGGCCTGGGAGACGGGGGATGCATGTACGAGAAATCAAAGACAGCAGTTTCGTTCGTCCTCATCTATTAGTTTTCTATTGACATGGAAAAATTAGCAGCCTAATATTCAACTCAACGCAGCACACAACGAGCTGCGCCACCGCCCCGGCGGGGGTTCTCCCGGGGAAGTCTCAGAAGTAATGCGCATGGCCGCGCAGAACAAATCGCCCGTGAAGCCTGCCCGCGTGAGAAGGGAATGCCTAGCCCAGGCTGAAACTGGGTGGACCGGATGAGCCGGCGAAGGAGCCGGGGACGCGACAGAGCCGATCAGGGCGCCGCACCAAAACGTGGCGCCCTGCAGTTTTGACCGGTGGCGTTTCGATCCTCCGAGGCGTCACCGGTGAAAACTGCGTTGATCGAATGGCGTTGGAAACAGCGCCATTCCTTGAGTGCAGTTCGCCCGGCCGGCGGTGGCGCAAAACACCGGCAGATGAAGCGCTTCGCTCCGCATGTTCTCCGTTAGCGTGATTCATCGGACACCCCGGAAAGACGGGGATTAATTTAGTACTCCTTTTCTATATACGCAATCACGAAGGGGATCGACGATGCAAACCGCATACACGCTGATGGGCTACACAGTCACAAACGCAGAGCAGGCGCGCACTGTGCTGCTCATCGCAAAACTCGCGGGGCGGGACGCAGTTGCACGGCAAGCGCTCGCAGTGATCGCGAAGTACGAAGCGGCCTGACCAGCGCAATCGCGAAGGGGAACGACGATGGACTGGTCGCTAATTATCTCCATGCAGCGCGCAAAAGTGACGAACCTTTTCGATCGGCTCGGTGAGCGTTCGATGAGGAGCTACAACGCATTGAAAGCCGAATGGGAGCAAGAACGCGCTTGTCTGCGTGCAATGGGCACCCTGCTCATTGCGGGCGACTACTGACCAACCGCGCCCGCTACGGCGGGCATCACATGGGGCACATCATGAGCCAAGCAGCACGCGATTTGCTGGACCTGCTGTCGATGCCGCGCAATGACGACGGCAAGCTCGGCGGTCTTGTCGAACTTCTCCTGCGCGAATACGCGCTCAACATCATCGCGCCCGGCGTCGCAAGCCTGCTCGGCGGGATCTGAGTTTGGATCATGACAACATGAAGCCGCTCAAGCATGCTCCGCGTGACAACCCCCTGCTCGCATCCTGTGGCCCTACTCGCAGTTATGTCCCGATCGGAGCTGCGGCCGCCGCGGCTTACGGCGCAGCTGTCGGGGTGCTCTGGTTTTTATGCGTCGCTTATCGCGCTGGAGCGCTGACATGGTCATTCTGAAAATCTGGCTCGGGGCGTTCGTTGCACTCGTCATCTTCCTTTGCCTCCAAGGCGTCATTCAGCACCACTCTGAACAGATTGAGCGCGCAGCGTCCGTAAAACGGGCATAGAGCGCGCTGATCCCGAACATGTCTCCACTGCCGCGCAAATTTCACCCTCGGATAGCGCGGCTTCTTCTGCTGGTACCTGTATGGGCCAGCGATTTTTTTGGGAAATCGACATGCAACAGATCCAGCTTCCCCCGATCGCCGAAGGGCAGACATACCTACGTGGCAGCTCCAACAGGAATGGAGACATCGAGCACACCGTGATCATCGCTGTGAACGATGAATGTTTGCCGCGCGATTTGCAGCGCAAGTGGGCAAAGAGCGTCGGTGGCGTGCTCTACAACCGTATCGATGCCCTCTATGTCTACAACGAGCATCGCGATCTCGTGAAGCCCGAATTGTATTGGACAGACGACGACGTTGAGTGGAATTCCGCTTACGCCTGGTGTCAGAACTACTACCACGGCCGCCAGTACAACGGCCCCAAGAGCGTCGCGATCCGCGGCGTCGCCGTCAGCAGATTCATTCTTTGATTTATTCATCTATTCCGACAACGCAATAGTCCGATCGAGAGATCACATCACAAGGAAAAGCTGAAATGAGCACGCTCACCAATGCATCAGCAATCAGCAATGACATCCCCACCGCATTCGGTACGCCCTGGGAAGGCGGCCACTACATTGGCCTGATCAGTTACAACGGCGACGTATACGCCCAAGTGGTCGCACCAAAGGCTGCCGGCCAGCTGCCCGGCCGTCATCAGTGGGGCAAGTACGGCACCGAGATCGCGGGCGCAGCCAGCTTCTTCGATGGTCACTCGAACACGAAGGCAATGGCCGAAGCTGGGCTCGTGATCGCCGAACTGGTGCTCGACTTGCGCATCGGTGGCTTCAATGACTGGTTCATCCCCGCTCGCGATCAACTCGAACTTGCATATCGGGGTTTCAAACCGACCGACGAAGAGAACTGGGTTTATCGCAGCGGCGACAACCCGAGCAGTCTGCCGCCCGGCTACCCGTACACGATCCATTTGCCCGGCCAGACGTCCGTCGAACTCTTCCGGAAAGATGGCGCCGAAGCGTTTGATGACGATCGCTACTGGACCAGCACGCAGTACTCGGCCTACTTCGCCTGGGGCCAGCACTTCGATGATGGCTACCAGGGCCTCACGGACAAGGACGGCAACGGTCGGGTTCGCGCCTTCCGCAGCATCAAACTTTAATCATTCAATCATTTCGACGGCATCGACCCACCGATCACATCCAAGAGAATCAGATGAGCGAAATCACCATTCCGTTTCACGGCGGCAAACTGGTTGTGCCGCAAGAAGAAGCTGCGCGCGCATGGCTCGATAAAGTGCTTGCGCCGCAGGGGCAATCCATCGCGTCGGCGAATCTGCCGGTGCAATTCGGCGAGTACTGGCCCGGCCAAGGCGGCATCTATGTGGGTCCGATTCCGGATGAGAAGAACGGCGGTGTGCATCATCTGATCGCATCGATCGATGAAGCCGAAGATCTCTCGTGGGGTGCATACGGCACATGCGTTGATGGTGCCGACGACAAGCTCGACGGCCGCGCAAACACGCTCGCTCTGCTGGCGGCCAGCACGTCGCATCCGGCGGCCGAGTGGGCGTCAGCATACACGAAGGACGGCCATCGCGATTTCTTCCTGCCGGCGCAACGCGAATTGGCCCTCGCGGGGGCCACGTGTGCACGCAAGTTCGCATCTGCCTGGTATTGGTCGAGCACGCAGTACTCGGCC